TATCAATAAAATATAATAATTTACCATAGCTTGATATTACATTTCTTCTATCTGGTAAAATAATATTACCTGGTTTATATAATATAAAACGTTTGATTAAATAAATAATTCCTATTAGAATTAAATTAGTATATGAATGAAAACGTTGATTATAATAATGAAAAAAACGTATTAATTCATTTATGTTTTTATTTGAATAATAATTTTGTTTATCTTTTTCTAACAAAGTCTTTAATTTAGATACTATAGTTTTTGGTATTTTTTTATCTATTTCTTTAATTATTTCAATAGTATTATCTATATTAGTATTATTTTTTATATTCTTAAGTTTATTTTTAATAGAATAGCACTCTTTATTTTGTTCTTTTATTTTTTCTAAAAAAAGTCCGAAAGTTGTTGTATTTAAAAAAATAATATAATAATACTTGAAAAGTTTTTCATCAACGAAATAAATATATTATAAATATCATAAAAACTTAATTTATACGCACATTTTTTGATAACATAGAATTCTCTAAATCATTTGCTTTTGATTTAAATAAAGCTACAGTTTGTCTATTTCCATCAGTAGTTAAATCAGTGGCTGGATTTCCACTTCCATTATGAACGTGATTTAATAAAGCGTCTTTAAGTAACCTTAGATACTGTAACAATACATCACCAAATGGAACTTGGTGAGCTTCTTCTAAAATTCTAGTTAACTCATCATCAGTGATTAAAACATCTGGGTCTGTTACATTAAACCTAGGGCTCCCATCTCTATGAGTTATAAGATTAATTTTATTCGCTACAATATTGGCCACTGTACCTTTAAGAGCTGCTTGTTGATTTGTAGCTGGATTAGTCACAACATTGTTTTTTAATTGAATAAAAGCTTGTGTTGTTGGGTTATATTTAATCTTAAATGGATTGTTATTATTTGGTATTGTTTCTATAAATTTACCAGCTCTAATGACAACTTCATTGTTTTTTTGTGTAATATCAGTGTTATATCTTCCTTGAATTGAAATATCCTCTGGGTTTGGAAAAACTCCGTTTAGTTCTGGAATTAATGAAGGATTCACAATTGGTGTTGAATAACCAAAAGTAAATCCATTTAAAGAACTAAAAAAGTAAGGGTCATTTTCAATTAAAGGTAATTGCGAAATTATCGGCCCTAAATATAATCTATCAGCATTTATTCTTTCTGTGTCAAAAATAAAAATTAAAACACTTTCACCCTTTTTAGGTTGAACTAAAAGATGTTTTGGTAACATTGGAAAACACCATGGTAATTCACCATTAGTCAAACCATCATCACCACCTCTATTTCTAGGACCTTTAATACGAACTTTTATTCTACCCAAACCTTTGTTTAGTTTAGGGTCTAATTCATTTTCTAATTCAATAACTTGACCATATTGTATAAAGGTTATTTTAGATGAAGAATCATAAATTTTAGTATTATTGGTCTCGGTTTTTTGTGATGTGTTTACAATCATTTTAATCTTTTTTAAGACGTTTTAATAATATTTTATTTGCTTTATCATATTGTTTTTCAATCTCAACTAAGTTATCAAAATCTTTTAACATTTTTAATTTTAAAGCTTCGTGGTCAGCTTCTAATTGTTTTAATTTAAATAAAATTTCATTATTCGATAATGAGTCTAAGTCTATTTCTTTTATTGTATCCATATTAATTAATTATCTAATTATACCATCACCTATGGCCATATTTGTTGTGAATCCTTGACTGATAACTGGTCCACTAGCATTTGCACCAACGGAAGTAACAGAGATTCCAGGTGGAATTACCACATCGACTTTAGCTTCATTTAAAATACAGTTAACTATTTGTTGTACTCTTATTAATTCCATAGCTTCTTCTACATTTGGGCCATCAGCGAATACATTACCAACTACTCTACCAGCATTTGATTGTTTACTTATAATATCTGATGCAATACTTTGTGCAGAAATACCAGGTCTTAATTTCGCCCCAATCATTATTAATGGTGGTGGTAAAGGTTCAACTGGTGGTTGAGGAATTGAAAAAGCGCTTAATAATAAATTTAATACCCCATTTATTGATAGTAAATTTATTCCAGATGTAGGTATTGGTTTCGTTTCTGCCATTATTATAAATTATTTAAAAGTATTTTTATTATTTCTGGTGGTATACCTATTAATGTTTGAATTTGGGTTAATCTATTTACAATTTTTTCTTTTTGTTTTTTAGCTACAGCTTTTGCTACTAATATAGATATTTCTTTTAAAGCAATGGTTAATAGTATTTTAACTAATTCTACAGAGATTTCTTTCATAATGTTAGTCAATAGATTTTTATTTTTTTTGATAAAATCTATTGGGTCCGTAAAACTTGCTGATGGACCATATATTATTTTGTAATTTATTAAAAAAACCAAAATAACTTTTGGTGATAAAATAATGTTTATTATTGATTTTATCATTGTAGAAATTATTTCTTGAATAAAATTTAATTTGGAAGAAGAGACATCTACTGGGTTTGGTACGTTGTTAGTGCTTAAATTAGCTAAATTATTTAAATTTGAGGAAATTACCTCTTTTTTTTGTGATGTAGAAGTTACTGAAGATAATTGTTGCGAATATGATGTTAAACTACTAATAGGAATTGATGATGGAACCGAGTTTGAAGTTTTTATATTTTTAAAACCTTTTTTTCTAGCAGCGGCTTCCGCTTGTTGTCTTAAAGTTTCTTCTTTAGAAAATAAAAAAGCAGAATCGTTTAATGGTCCTTTATCAATATTATTAACCATTTTATCAACAGTTGCGTTTATTTTTTGCTCCATCTCTAAAGATTTTTGAGTAATATTAGCAACTGATGAAACAGAACCGTAAATAATATCCATAACTTTATTTAAAACATTTGCAGAATTTAATAATTGCAAAGTATCTATATAATCATTATTTAAATCAGTTAATGTTTTAGAATTATAAGTTTGTGATGCTGTTATTGTAAGTGTATTATTTGGATTACCACCTATTCCTAACTCGTTAAATGTTACATTTATAACTGGGTTTTGTTGAGGCCAAGAGTACGTAACCGTTGGATTCTGGATTACTTCATAAAGAAAAGTATTAAAATCCGAACTATTAGCAAGTGGTGTTGTAACGTCATTATAAATTAATTTACCAGCAATTGAATTGGGGTCTGTTTTAAGTATATTCAAAAAATCTATTTTTTTAACTTCTATTACAATCCCAGTCCCATTTGATTGAATCCAAGATGGTAAACTTGGGTCCACACCACAACTTACTATTGATTTTAATTCAATTTTTAATCCTTTTTTTATGGCTTTTTCTATTTTTGGTAATGAATTTGTTAATATTTCCACAACAGTCGAAACTAATGCTTGAAAACCTATTAACATTTTAATTAAATCTGTTAAAAAAGCTATCACATCTCCTTTATTATTAATGGATGACATAGATGATGTTGGTTTAAAATTTGGCAAACCATCACTTAATGTTTTTGCCGCAGCTATTTTACCGACAACTTTTTGTTTTTGGTTTAAAATATTCATTAATCTTCTTCTTCTTCTATTTCAGTACCTTTATTCTTCAAAAACTCTCTGATAGATTTAAAATCGTTTAATGATGCGGTACCACCACTTCTTTCTGAAATAACAGCATCAGCGTCACCACGATTTTTAATTATATCGCTTTGTAATTTTGCTAATTCTAATTTGATTCTTATTGCAGAATCTTTAATTTTAAGAAGCCCACCTTTTTCTTTAGCGATTTTTGTTAAGTCGTCAACATCAGTAGGTGCTGCACTAGCAGCTAGCTCATTTATCGTTCTTTGAGCATCATTTATTTGTAAACAAGCATCATTATAAGTTTCTTGCATAAGACCTTCTAATGATTCTGTATCGTTTACTTTTACGTCTTGTTTTCTTTTTCTTGGCATATTTATATGTTTTACTATAAATACCTCAAACAAAGGTTTTATTGCTATTTTCTACAAACCATGATTCTTTAACAATTCATAAAGTTCTTTATAGCGTTTCATTGCTAATCTAATATCTTTTGTTGATAAATTAGTATAATTCCGCATGGTTTCTAAAACAGAGTTTTTATTGTATTTGGAACCACCTTCCATAGCTTTAAAAGCTGTCTCCCAATTTTCTAGTATATCAATCAAAGCGTAACCAACTTTTTTCTCGTTGTCAGTTAGTTTCTTTTTTGTAAGTTGATTTTCATCATTTAACTCTTCTTTTATCTTGGTTGTTACTTTACCTATGAAATCTTCTATAGAAAATGTATCAGCATCTATTACGTAGGTTAAATCTGACCTTTCCTCCAAATCATCATACATATCTTCATATGAAGCGGTTTGTTTGATGTGTTTTTCATCTTTGATTAAAAGACCTAAAATATAGTTTTTACTAATGGTGCCAAAATATGAATAAGCTTTTTTACCTCTTCCACTTTCGAACTTGTGTACTTTTGTCATTAAAAAAGAAATGGTGTCACTATGTAAATCTTCAAATGTTTCACCTTTTCTGTATAATTTGTACCTTCTAATTATCGACTCAATCATTTTATCGAGTGGCCCTCTAAGCCACTCGTTAAAAATTTGATTCCTTTCTTCTTCGTTTGTTGATTCTAAAAATTTAATTACTGCTTCTTCTTCATTTGGACCAAAATACATTTCATCTTTTCTTTTGCGTCCTCTTGCCACCATTAGACAGTTTGTTCTTGATACGTTATGTTTCTATCTTTCGTAAAATAGTATTCTTTTTTAGCTTGAGCTAACCACCACTTGGCTTCAACTGGTGTCATGTAATCTTTGTAAGAAGAAAATAAAGAATCTGGTCTCTGGTTCATATGTTTATAACCAAATCTAGGGATAACCATAACTTTGATAGCCTTGAATGTCATACGAAGAAGGAATTCATAGATGAAAGTTAGTTTGATGCTTGGTTTGAATCCACCAAAGTCTTCGTAAATTGATTTCTTCATAACGATACCATCAATGTTATAATTTTGATATGCTAATAGTGCATTATTATCTAAGATACCTAATTCATCAGAAAAGCTTTGTGCCCAAACAGCTTCATTAGTAAAGCCAATAAATTCACCATTTGAATTAACATCAATTACAATTGGCATAAAGATTTCAACATCAGAATGTTTTTCTCTGTATTCAATTACATTTTTAAACCAAATGTTTGAGTATTCATCATCAAATTCTAGAAAACTAACCCAATCT